GGTGCAATACCTGAAAGCAGAGCTTACAGAGGAATATCCACAGTAAATCGAGACGCTGCGAGCTGGACACTGTATGATATTGCTCTTATAAAACAGGATATAACTAACCACTTTCATATTCGACAGGGTGAAAAGCTCAGTGACCCTAGCTTTGGCACAATAATCTGGGACGTGTTGTTCGAACCTCTCACAGAAAGGTTACGAAGTCTCATACTGAAAAATGTCACACGAATAATCAATTATGATCCTAGAGTAGAAGTCAATGACATTGTGGTTGACAGCTATGACAACGGTATACAGATAGAAGTTACTCTTACCTATTTGACTTATAACATCTCAGAAACCATGCGATTGAGCTTTGACAGAGATGCGGGATTGATCTAGTTAACTGACCAGATAATTAGTCAAATAAATACAGTTATTAAGGAAACAGTCTATGTCATCAACAGACAGACAGAATAGATTACTAGCAGCAGAAGACTGGAAAAAGGTATATCAGTCTTTTCGAAACGCTGATTTCAAATCATATGATTTTGACAATCTAAGGCGCACAATGATTGAATATCTTCGGAACAACTATCCTGAAGATTTCAACGACTATATAGAATCATCTGAATACCTTGCTCTCATAGACATGATTGCTTTCCTTGGCCAAAACATTGCGTTTAGAGTGGATCTCAATGCGAGAGAAAACTATATCGAACTCGCAGAACGCAGAGAAAGTGTTCTCAGACTGGCAAGGCTGGTTTCCTATAATCCCAAGCGCAATCTCGCAGCAAACGGTTTACTGAAAATCGAAAGTGTAAGCACAACAGAAACTGTGCAGGATTCAAATGGAGTAAATCTTAGAAATCAAACCATAGTATGGAACGATCCAGCAAACCCAAACTGGAATGAACATTTTGAAAAGGTAATCAATGCTGCTCTGCCCGTAAACGGCAAGATTGGCAATCCTGTGAAACAGTCAAACATCAGCGGTGTTCCCACTCAGAAATACAAACTCAACGCAGGAAACACTGGAATCCCTGTATATGGATATTCAAAAACCGTAGACGGTCGCAGTCTTGATTTTGAAATAGTATCCACAGATATCACAGACGATCTAATACAGGAAGAAGCTCCTTTCCCTGGCAATAATCTGGGATTTATTTTTAGAGATGATGGTCAAGGACCTGCCAGCTCAAACACAGGTTACTTTGTGCATTTCAGACAGGGCACGCTCAATTTCGGTGATTTCACTGTGGATAATCCCAGCGCAAACCAAACAATCGCGGTAGATAGTGTTAACACAAACAACACAGATGTATGGCTTTACAATGTGGACGATCTCGGTGAGGAACAGGAGTTGTGGACAAGAGTTGACAGCATAGAAGGCAACAACGTAATCTACAACAGCCTTGTAAAAACAGAAAGAAACATCTATTCTGTGCTTACTCGAGTTGAAGACAGAATCAATCTTGTATTTGCAGACGGCACATTTGGCAATATTCCCAGCGGTCCTTTCAGAGTTTACTATAGAACTTCCGCAAATAGACCATCCAATATCACGCCCAGCGACATGCGCAATGTGTCTGTTTCTATTCCCTATATTTCAAGAAACGGCAAGTCAGAAAATATTACATTTACATTTGCGCTGCAGTATGTGGTTGACAACGCTTCTAGATCAGAATCTAACGAAAGCATAAGAACCAACGCTCCTGCAACATACTACACTCAAAACCGTCTTGTTACAGCGGAAGACTATCAGATCGGTCCGCTTGCTGTTAGCCAGGAGATTGTAAAATCAAAAAGCGTGAACAGAACCAGCAGTGGTATTTCACGCAATTTTGATCTCATAGATGCCACAGGCAAGTATTCCAGTACAAATATCTTCAGCGCAGACGGCATACTTTACAAAGAATTTATAAATGAAGCAAAAACCTTTACTTTTGAAAATCTCACAGATGTGCAGGGAGAGATACTCAACACAGTTGAGCCCACAGTACAGGGAAAGAGACTGAGAGATTTTTATCTTGACAGGTATCCCAGAGTGATTGTGGAAGATCTAGGCAACGTTTGGTTGCAGAATACCGCAGACACAAATCAAAGCACCGGTTACTTTGAAAACTCAGTAGATATTGCTGCAAAACTATCTTCTTTTACTCAAAACAATATGAGATTTGTAAGAGAAGGTGCTCTGCTGAAGTTTCGAGCACCCGAAGGATTGCATTTCTTGAACGGAGAACTGGTTTCGTCTGAGCCTGACTTTAGAGGCGGTACAAGAACAGTATGGTCCAAAGTGATAAGAATCATAGACGACGGAACTGAAGTGCAAGAAGATGGTACTGGTCCTGTCGTTCTCAGTGATCAAATACCGTCTGATGCGCAATTAACAGAAATTATCACCGCACTGCCTAACTCTCTTACTTCAGAGGTTACTGCTCAGGCAACGGATCAAATTTTCGCAGGCAGAACATTTGGCTTGCGCTATGACAGAGAGATAGATGAATGGCGCATAGTAACAGAAAACAATCTTGACGTCCAGTCAGAATTTTCTACAGGTAAAACAGGTGATGTAACAGGACAACAGCTGGATGCCAGTTGGTTACTGCTGTTTGAAACAGATGGTGTGAGATACAATCTCACACTGCGAGGTCTTAGATATGTGTTTGAAAGCTCCGAAGAAGTTCGCTTTTACTTTGACAGTGCAAACACAATTTTTGATGCAGAAACAGGCAGAGTAATAAAAGACAAGATCACAGTGCTAGACATAAACACTCGACCTGACAGTACAGAACCTTTCAACAGAGGATTTGATTGGGAAATAACCAATGAATTCAGAGACCTAGCTGGTTATGTCAACAGCAAAAAAGTTGAAGTTTCTTTCTTTGACAGTGACGCAGACGGTATCGTAGACAATCCAGAACAGTTTCTTGGTCTGGTAGATGACGCAAATCTTTCTCAAGACAATATTGAAAGAAAGCTGGTTTTTCTTGAAAGGCAAAACTCTCAAGACGGTATCGTTGATTTTGAGTATGTTACCCAAGACGAAATTGATGTACGAGTGTTTCTCAGAAAAGGTCAGGAAGGGGCTCTAAGTCAATATCCAGACGGCCAATTGTTTTACTTTTTGAGAGAAGACATATTCGAAAGACTGAATCTTCAAACAGCGTCTCTCAGATTAGATCCAAATTACAGAGCAGAAATTGGTCGTGACAGTTTGAGATTTCAGTATGTGCATGCTGCGGATGACAACTCAAGAATTGATCCTTCTGCTAGTAATATAATTGATACCTATCTTCTTACAAGAGGTTATGATAGGCAGTTTAGGTTGTGGCTAGACGGCACAAGAAACGACAAGCCGCTGCCGCCGTCATCAGATTCTCTGTATGTAAGCTATGGCGAAAATCTAAACAAGATCAAGTCTCTTTCGGACGAAATCATATATCATCCTGTTAAGTACAAGGTGCTATTTGGAAACAAGGCAGATCCTGAACTGCAAGCTCAGTTCAAAATTGTGAAAAATCCCGATCTTGTAATCAACGAAAACGAACTCAAGAGCCGAACAATAGACGCAATAAACAGATTTTTTGCGTTGGAAAACTGGGAGTTTGGTGATAGATTCGAAATTTTTATAAGCGCTGCAACTGTTGACAACATTGATATAATAGACGAAATTACAGAAGCAAGATTACGAGCTGAAGGTAAAGTTATTACAAGAAGTGTGGAAGAAAATACAGGTATTACTAGCAGTTCTATGATTACTCAAACCAGTGGCGTTTATAATACTACTTCCACATCGATACCATCTAACACTACTACCTCATCGCCTGCTCAAACCACTGTGAGTGACAATAACACCGGTAGTACCTACACACCGCCTAGCACAAGCGGCTCAACAGGCGGTTCAACAAGCGGCGGAGGATATAGCTACTAATGGCTTATAATGATGATCAACAGGAATATCCTGTTCCTGGAGGTGACAACACTAGACGAACCAGTGCGCAGCACCTTCCCAGATATTTTAGAACCGAAGCCAATAAGAAGTTTCTCTCTGCTACCCTCGACCAACTTCTAAAACCAGGCACTGCGGAAAAAATAAACGGCTTTGTAGGTAGAAAATATGCCAAGGCTTTCGATCAAAATGACAACTATGTAGAAGAAACTCTCAAACAGAGATCAGACTATCAGTTTGAACCAGTCTCTGTGATAAAAGATGATCTTAGAAATGTAGAGTTCTATGCTGACTATAACGATTACATCAATCAAATTCAGCACCTTGGAGGAAACACTGACAATCACTCTATTCTAAACAGACAAGAGTATTACAGCTGGAATCCTCACATTGACTGGGACAAATTTGTAAACTTTAGAGAATACTATTGGCTACCAAACGGCCCACAACCTGTTCCTGTAGCAGGAGAATCAGTTGAAGTAGAAACGGAATACTCAGTTACAAACGAAGACAACCTTGACAATAGAGGATTTGTGTTTACTCCCGATGGGTTTACTCAAAATCCTGAACTCGTTTTGTATAGGGGCATTACCTATCGCTTTGATATAGATTCTCCCGAACTTCCTATCAGCTTTAGATCAAATCGGATAATAGCTCAGCCTTGGTCTGCAAATACATTTTATAGATTAGGTTCTACAGCTCTGTATGAAGGCCAAATCTACACAGTAAATCGACAGCATCGTTCGTCTGATGATTTTCAAGAAGACAGAGAGTTCTGGGATCTCAACACAGAATTCAATCTTACAAACGAAGTATCCGAACAGAATGTATCTCAGGGCACAGTTGAAATAGTTCTCAACCAACAGACACCTGATTTCATATACTATGTTTCTGATCTAGATGCAAACGCAGGCGGCTTAATTCGAGTATATGACATTGAAGAAGCTGCTTTTGTAGAAGTAGAACGAGAAATACTAGGTAAGAAAAAGTATCGTTCCGGTAATGGAGTTGATCTTTCCAACGGAATGAAAATCTATTTTCAAGGTACTACTAATCCTGATTTTTACGAAACAGGCAATTTTTATGTTGAGGGTGTAGGAGATAGAATTAAGCTTATTCCTGAACAAGAACTAACGCTTGCCAGTGCATTTGTTGAAAACGAACAAATTGCGTTCGACACAGAAGGTTTTGATTCAATACCTTTTTCCACTGCTATAGGCTTTCCGAGAGAAAAAGACTATGTTACAATTAACAGATCCTCAGACAACGGCAACCTATGGTCAAAATACAATCGTTGGTTTCATAGAGAAATAATCGAAAAAGCTGCTGAAATAAACGGCACTGCGCTTGACTTAGATCAATCTGCTAGGGCAAAGCGACCTATTATTGAATTTGAACCAAATCTCAAATTGATAAACTTTGGAACAGAAGCAAAGCGTGCAGTTGATCTGGTAGATGATTTTACCCGAGATGTGTTTTCAACGATAGAAGGATCTGAAGGATACAACGTTGATGGCATAGACGTTTCCGAAGGCATGCGTCTATTGTTCTTGGCTGATCCTGATCAAAGAGTTAACGGCAAGATATTTGAAGTAAAATTCGTCAACTTCAAAGGCAACAGACAGATTTCTCTCATACAGCCACAGGATTCAGAGCCTCTAGAAAACCAAACCATATTGTGCGGTCAGGGCAATGACTACAGCGGCGAAATTTTCTACTATGACGGCAGTCGGTGGCAGCCAGGACAAAACAAAGTATCAACAAACCAGCAGCCGCTTTTTGAACTGTACAACTGCGACGAAGACAGTCTAGCAGATCCTGAAATATACGAATCCACTACTTTTGAAGGAACTGCGATATTCTCATACAGAGAAAACGAAAATGCACCACCGGATAGAGAACTAGGGATTCCAATTTCCTACAGAAGCATCGCAAACGTGGGCGATATAGAATTCGAATTTGATCTTCTCACAGACGGCGTTACTTATTGTCCAGGAGGCGACGTTACAATTCAGGAAAAAACCGGCATAGGATACTTAAGAAACTATGTGTCGAGAACAGACTATAGAGTAGAAAACGGATGGCAGAAAGCAGAGCAGTTAAGTGACCAACCTGTTATTAGGCAATACGTAGCAGATACAGGAGACAGAGAATTTGAAATTGATGTGTTCCAAAATTCTGCGAATATCAATGACCTCAAATATCGAGTATATCTGAATAATGACATACAGGTAGAAGGCAGTGCTTACACAACTGACACTACACGTTCCGGCAATTTGAAAATTGTGTTCAACCGTGATCTATTTTCTGGTGACATTGTGCTTATTAAAGCAAGATCTCGATCACCAAAAAACGATAATGGATTCTATGAAATACCAATCAACCTTGAAAGAAATCCTCTCAACGGAGATCTCGACACAATAACTCTAGGCGAAATCAATGATCATGTGCAGTCTATTATTGAGTCTGTGGAAGATTTCCAAGGGGAATATCCAGGAAGATCCAATCTAAGAGACCAAGGCAGAGTCACGCAGTATGGTAGACGAATTGTAAAACACTCTGTACCTTACAATCTTCCTCTCTATCACTTGGTAGACGAAAGTGCCAATGTTATAAAATCAATTGACTATGCAGCTCGAGAATACACAAAGTTCAAGAGAAGATTCATTCAGATTGCTAACGATTTGTCTTTTGCAGGAGACACACGAGATCATGTAGAAGCAATTCTGCGAGAACAGTTTAGAGATAATTCTCAGTCAGATCCGTTCTTTGCGAGCGACATGATTCCTTTGGGCGGCGCGAAGGTATCTCGATTTGAAGTGACCAGTGATCAGCAGGTATTTTATGCTCTAAATCAACCTTTCACACTAGAATATCTCAGCGACAACGCAGTACTGGTGTATCTAAATGATGTTCAGCTTGTGGCAGACAGAGATTACAAATTTAATTCAGAAGGCTTTATTGAAGTAACAGCAGCACTCGCACGCGGCGACGTTCTTGAAGTGTATGAATATGAAAACACAAACGGTTCATTTGTGCCACCAACCCCGACTAAACTGGGAATATATCCTCGATTTACACCTACAAAGTATGTAGATGATACCTATCTTGAACCCAGAGAAGTGATAAGAGGTCATGACGGTTCTATTATCCTAGCGTATGGTGATTTCAGAGACGATCTTCTTTTAGACATCGAAAAGAGAATCTACAACAACATCAAAGTCAAATATGACACAGAACTGTTTGACATATTTGACTATGTGCCCAGCGTTGGCAGAACAACAGATCTCACAAGAACTGATATAGACAGCGCAATCCTGCCTGACTTTATTCGCTATCTGCGACTGATAGACGAAGATTACACAGAAAACAAATACTTCGACAGAGAAAACAGTTTTACCTACAACTATGCGGGCAGCAGAAACTTTCAAGGCGAAACTGTGCGAGGATGGTGGCGAGCAATCTATCAAAATGCCTACGACACAGATGCCCCTCACACAAGACCTTGGGAGATGCTGGGATTTGTAGATAAACCAGACTGGTGGGAAGAACAGTATGGACCTGCACCTTATACCAATAACAATCTCATATTGTGGGAAGACCTTGAACAGGGAGTGGTAAGACAGCCTGGACAGCGATATGAAATCTATGACAAGTTTCGCAGACCAGAACTAAGCTCTCACATACCGGTAGACGATCAAGGCAATCTACTATCACCTCTTGAATCTGGATACATAAAATTCCTCAATTTTCAAACTACAAGCAACAAATTCGAATACGGAGATTGGTCCCCTGTTGAAACTGCGTGGAGGAAAAATTCTGATTATCCGTTCAAACTGATAAAGTCTCTCATACTTAATCAGCCAAACCGAGTATTTGCCACAGCATTTGATAGGTCAAGGCAGATTAGAGGATTGGTAGGTGACATTATATATCAAGACCCCAATATTCAGCTTAGAACAGACAATATTGTGTTTCCTGATGAAGTTGATTCAGGTGTGTTTGCGTCAGGACTGATCAATTGGGTAAAAGAGTATGTACAAAATGTAGAATTATTGACCTACAACAGATACCAAGAAAAGATCACCACAATCAACAATCAAATGGGATTCAAGATTGGCGGATTTACTTCCAAAGAAAAATTCAATCTTGTGCTTGACAGCGGAACTCCTACAAACGAAGGCAATGTGTTTGTACCACCTGAAAACTATCAGATATTTGTTAATAAAACTACGCCTATAAGACAGCTATACTACAGTGGCGTGATTGTAGAAAAGAGAGCTCGTGGATTCTTAATCAGAGGCTACAACACAGAACAGCCGTTTTTCTTTTATCATCCTGCTGTACCACGGAATTCTCTCACTCCTACAACCGTGGGAGGGATTTCGCAACCCACAGTGACCTGGACTCCCGAAAAAACACTAGTAAAAGGCACTGTGGTTGTGAGAGGCGGAATAGTGTACAGAGTAACTGAAACTCATACCACAACCAATCAGTTCGAACAAGACAAATTTGCTCAACTGCCTAATATTCCTGTTGTAGGCGGAAGAAGCGCAATATTCAATACAAGATTCGAAATCGAAGAGAAAATGCTGCCCTATAACACTATTCTTGACACTGTGCAGGAGGTGGTTGACTTTATTTTAGGCTACAGCAACTGGTTACAGAGACAGGGATTTAGATTTGATTACTTTGACAGAGAAGAGGGCAAGGTAGACGACTGGAACACCGCAGCTAAGGAATTTTTATTCTGGACCACACAAAACTGGGCAGAAGGTTCTGTTCTCAGTGTCAGTCCCGGCGCAGAAAAATTCTCCTTTGTGAGCGAAACAGAAGCCATAGATGACGTCTATGACACATTCTATGGTTACAGTCTTGTAAAAGTTGACGGTAAAAAGCTCCAGCCGGAGTTGGTATCTGTTACGAGAGAAGCACCGTCAGAATTTCAAATTCGCACAACAGACACTGCAGACGGTATCTACGGGCTTAGAATTTCCACAGTGCAAAAAGAACACGCTGTGTTATTAGATGACAGAACCGTGTTCAATGACATAATTTTTGACAAGCAGCCTGGCTTTAGGCAGGAGAGAATCAAGGTTGTGGGTTATAGATCAGGAGAATGGAATGGTTCATTCAACATTCCTGGCTTTACCTATGACAATGCGACTGTAACAGAATGGCAGGCCTGGCGTGATTATGCCATAGGCGATCTAGTAAGATTCAAAGAATTCTTCTATGCTGCAAGAACAAGAATAGCAGGCGCAGCTACCTTTGACACTCAAAACTGGGTACCGCTGGAAAGCAAGCCTGAACCAGAACTGATTCCCAACTGGGACTACAAATCAAATCAGTTCGCAGATTTCTACGATCTCGATTCGGACAATTTTGACGAAGAACAACAGAAATTTGCACAGCATCTTATAGGCTATCAAAATAGAACCTATCTTGCAAACATCATAAACGATGATGTAAGCCAGTACAAATTCTACCAGGGATTTATTCAGGACAAAGGTTCAAGAAATGCGCTTGATAAACTGTTTGATGTTCTAAGCGGAACAAACAGAGAAAGCCTAGACTTCTTTGAAGAGTGGGCAGTAAAAGCAGGCAGCTACGGATCAACTAAAGGTTTTGAAGAAGTTGAATTCAGGTTAGATGAACGCAAGTTCAAAACCAAACCCCAGCCGTTTGAATTGGTAGATAGATTGCCGCCTGCTCCGATTGGTTTGGTGTATAGAATAGAACCTTCAGAAGTCTATCAGAAACCTGAAAATTACGATCATGCACCATTCCCTGAAAAATCTGTATTTGATACGTTTACAAAAACCAGCGGTTATGTAAATCCGGATGATATCAATTTCGAAGTCGCAACCTATGATGATATACTAGACTTAGATGTGACTAAAATATTCGACGGCGATGTTATATGGGTAGGCAATGTAAACAACGACTGGAATGTGTATACCGCTCTTAGTATAAAACAGGATCTAAAACAGATTGACACCGAAGACAATCTTGCTGTGACATTTTCAAAGACTGTTAAAAATCTCCTAGCAGGAGAAATTGTTGGCATTTTCAATGCTGACACAGCGAACGGTTTTTATAGAATTGATACTGTTAACAAAAACACAGTTGAGCTTGAAAATCCCAATGATGTTCAAATTGACGATCCAATAACAGATGCTGTTTTTGTAATTTTCACACCAAGCAGATTTAAATCTATAGACGATGCCAACAATCAAATTGAAAGAATAAACGCAGGTCTAGACAGAATATGGATAGACGATTTTGCAGGAACAAATTGGAGAGTGATTGACAAGGCGAGTCCTGTAAAACAACATCAAACAGTGCAAGAACGCACAGATCTTTCTGACGAATATGGCGCAGCAATTGACACAAACTACAATAACACAGTTGTAGTTCTAGGAGCGCCGAGAGAAGCAAATGGTGCGGTTTATATCTACATAAGAAACGGTGAAAATAATGACCTAAAGCTTGCTCAAAAAATAGAAGCCAACGCAGATCTAGCCAGAGCATATCCCGTTTTTGATGAAGATTCAACAGCCTATGAAACTGGCGATATTGTAAAAAGATTCAACAAGCACTATCAAGCCAAACGTGAAATCACGCCCAGTGGTGAATTCGATCCTGTAGACTGGGAAGAAGTCGAACCTTATGATATACAACAGTTTGGCACAAGTGTAGCAGTTGATAGATCTGGTGACTATATTGCAATTGGAGCGCCAGGCGCCTCAGATGTTAAAACTTTCTTTCAGGGAGATTACGAAGAAACACGAAACTATGACGCAGGCAGTATTGTAAGATTTCAAGACAGACTATGGAGTGCAGCGACGCCTATCACAGGCGCTGTACAGTCTATAGAATTTGGCAGCTTTGAGTCAGTACCTCAGATCCTGCAAGATCTTGGTCTTGTTTCGGAATCTTCAGAAAAAATCTATACTATTCTAGCTGGTAATTATCCGTTTACAGATGTAACTACTGACCACTTTATCTTAAAAGCGCCTCGAGACATGTATGAAGGTTCGGATATAGGAGACACTGTTGACCTACAGTGGAACAAAACAAGCTATGCATACCAAGACCAGGATTCTCTCAGCGAAACAGCACCTTTTGCAGGGACTATAGGTCTGTTTGACAAAAACTTTCTTTCGCAACAGTTTGTTATTGCTGAAAAAATTGATTCCATATTGTATGTAGACGCTTCGACTAATATACCCGATATTGGACAGATAATAGAAACGCCGTCAGGATTCGGCGAAGTTGCCTATACATACAGCGAAGTAGCATCGGTAACAATTTATGTTAAAAACCAAAACGGCACATTTGGTTTATCTAGTTCTCTATTTACAGAAATTGGTGAATTTGTAGGAGAATACGAAACACAAGCACCGGTCGCTCAAACACCAGGAGCGGATGATTACTGGGGCGGATACTGGCGCATCAATTTGAATGAAACTTATCAAGTCAGTGAAACCAATCGCGACGAAGGCAGAGGATTAGTTTACAGAGATCTTCTCACGGACAGCTTCCCGCATGGTTTTTACTATAATATACTTGACTATGCCTCGGATGATTTTTCCAGTTTTGACACTCGTTTCAGCGAAGTTACTACGTTATCTTATAGAGGATTACCTGGCCCTCTAGGAGAAGTTGCTGATTTTGACAGTAGGTTATACGTGTTAAGAGCACCTGCGGATCTTACAGGAAATGTAGGAGAGCCCGTAGATCCAAACGGATCAGAAATTACAGCAGGAGACGAAATAGAAATTTTCTATAATACGCTGCCTAATTTTGAAACCGGTGACTTTTTAGATCCTCAGACAATAGGTTTAACTCGAGAAGAAATAAATCGCCGCCACACAGTTTTTGACGTATGGGACGGTTATATTGATGTTACTCTCACAATTGCGGATCCTCTCTCAGACAGATTCAGGGAGCCTAGACAGGGCTTGACTGTAAGACCAGTTGATTTTCCTAATGCAGGCACGGCGGTTATTGCTTTTTATCAAAAATTTGATACAGATTCTATAAGATTATATCTCAAAGACCTCGAAGGGAATTGGCCAGCAGGCGCAGAATTCGGCGAAAATCGAGAAATTGAATGGCTTGAGGAAGAAGGAGAAACAGACCCACCGTATAATGCAACCCAAACCTTTGGCCAAATACAGAGCAGAAGCATAGGTTATGCGCCAGACAGCATTGGCAGAATGATTGTCTTAGAAGCGAATACTGTGATTCCTTTGACAGAACAGTCAAGAATACTTGATGCAGAATATTGGTTATACAGAGAAGAAACTGTGCAAGGCATACCTCGAGAGCCAAATGTGCCGTCTGTTGACAACAATGATTGGCTTGAAACAAACAGAATATCCACAAGCACCGCAGGAACAGCATCTAATCTTTCGCAAGAAGGCCTATTTGGTATATATGAAAGAAATGGTGTGTCAAATTGGTCAGAAATTGACACATTCGTTGTGCCTGACCGGAAACAGGAAGCAAGACTAGGAAGTGACTTACAATTTTCCCAAATAAATGAATTAACAAGATTGTTTGTGGAATCTCAAGGCAACAGCACGGTAGGCAACAAAGGTCGGATTTATATCATTAAAAATGGTGTCGAGGACGAAAACGATTACAGCTGGGAACTGGGTTCGAACACACAGTACAAAGGAGAATATTCTGCATCAAGAGAATATGCAGAAAATGATGTTGTATTCTATGAAGGAGATTTGTATCAAGCAGTCACAAATATAGTTGCAGGAGGTTTTGACACTAGCGATTGGGAATTGTTAGATATTTCTGAAACACCGTTTGATTATCTTGGATTTATCCCCAATGATACTGGCCTAGTTATAGACTCTGACGCTGTGCTAGAACAAATAGGACTAGAAACATTTTCTCAGAACTTTGACGCTTCTGAAAACGGCGAAGTTATAGTAGTGTCAAGCCGTTTTGATTCAAAGACTGAAAATACCGTTGTTGTTTACAGAAATATCAGAGGCTTCTATGAAAAATCACAAACAATAGAAGCACCAAACACAAACTCTGGATTCGGTGAAAGCATCTCAGTTTCCGACGATGGTAAGAAAATCGCAGTAGGAGTGCCCTACGATGACACAAACCTCCTCGATCAAGGCGCGGTCTACATCTATCAAGAAATACAAACACAGTTTGAGCTAGTTCAAATTCTATATAGCACCGATCAGTCAAGAGCAGAATTGTTTGGCCTCAAAGTAGACTGGGATTCTGATACACTGGCTGTTGCTGCAAAAAATTCTGCTTCAAGTATTGAAACACAGTTCGACTCTGGTAAAACAGTGTTTGATTCAGAGTTTACAGATTTTGTAGACGAGAGAGAAAATTCTGGCACTGTGCTTCTATTCAAAGACTACGGCGATGCTCTGTTATACAGTCAAACGATAGATTTTGTCGAAGATTCTGTGCAGTATTTTGGCAGACAGCTTCTAGTAAACGAAAATCATGTATACGTTCCTCTTCCTAGTTATTCTGAGTCCGGTGCTACGGGCGTTCTTGTAGATTACCGCCGCGATCAAAGTCAAGACTTCTGGCAGACTGTGAGACAGATAAAACCCACAGTGGATATTTCAAAAATCAAACAGGTTAAACTGTATGATATAAAGGAGAATCAGCTGATAGAACAGCTGGATTTTGTTGATCCTCTCCAAGGCAAGATACCAGGCATTGCAGAAAGGGAAATCTCATTCAAAACCTATTATGACCCTGCTACATACACAGCAGGATCTGGAGTCAAGATAAACATCACTAACAGCTGGAACCATAATCAGGTTGGCAAAGTATGGTGGGATCTTTCAAATGCAAAATTTAGAAATCCCTATCAAGGCAGCACTGTGTTCGCAGCTAACAACTGGAATTCTGTGTTCTCTCAAGAACGAAACTCTATTGATGTGTACGAATGGGTAGAATCAGACGTTCTACCTAGCAGATGGGATGAAATAAGTGGCACAGAAGAAGGCTTTTCTCGAGGAATATCGGGCTCGTCAAAATATGGCAACGATGGATACGTAGAAAAACAGCTATTTGATTCTGCTTCAAAAACATTTTCTACAAAATATTATTTCTGGGTCAAGGGCAAACTTACAAGACCTGCTATTTCTTCTAGACGATTAAATGTGCAAGACATAGCAGATCTAATTCAAGACCCCAAAGCGGAAGAATACAGATTTGTTCAGCTTATTTCTCCCACAGAATTCGCGCTTGTAAACTGCGACGATCTTATCAGCAGTGACGATGTTGCACTTTCCATACAATACTGGACAATTGACGATCAGTCTATCAACGTGCATAACGAATATCAGATACTGACGGAAGGCCTAGACTCAAGCCGACCAAACGAAAAGGTAGAACAGAAGTGGTTTGACAGCTTAGTGGGCTATGATACAAGAAGAAGAGCCGTTCCCGCGCTTGAATTGTCAGAAAAAGAAAAATATGGTGTACTGGATAATCCGAGACAGGGTTGGTTTGTTAATCGAGTAGAAGCTCTTAAACAGACTGTGGAAAGAATCAATCGAGTATTAAAAGAAAATCTCATAGCTGATAACAGAGACATATCAAGACTGACAGAATTCGAACCAGAACCTCTCATACAAAGCAGACTGTATGACACTGTAGTAGAAACAGTGACAGATCTAGAGTTTATTGGTGTTTCTAGAGCTAGACCTGCTAGATTACAGCCAGAAATTCAAAATGGTCGAATAGTAGATGTGGAAATAGTCGATTCAGGCAGAGGATATCAAAATCCTCCAATAGTACAAATTGCAGGTACGGGAACAGGTGCAGAACTCCTTGCAGAAATGAACAGCCAAGGCCAAGTAGAATCGATAACAGTTCGAAACCCAGGTGAATATTATTCTGAGAACACTATTGTATCTGTGAGAAACTTTGCTGCACTGGTACAGAACGATGAAGAGATTGGAGGAAGATGGGCCGTCTATGAAAGGAATCCAGATTCTAACGAATGGCAGAGAACCGTCAGCCAAGGTTATAATGTTAATTTATATTGGGATTATGAGGACTGGTATGACGAAGGATACAGCAGTGCAACAGAAATTGACACAGTAGTTTCCAGCTCATACGAGTTATCCGCAATTCAAGACGAAATAGGTGATAGAGTAAAAATCGAAAACGTGGGCACAGGTGGTTGGTTATTACTGGAAAAAATAGACAATCAATCTAACGTTGACTTTACTGTAAACTACAAAACTATAGGCAGACAAAACGGCACAATACAGCTATCCGACTTATTGTATGACATTGCTGCGAATCTTGTGAGCTACGACGTGGGAGGTTTTGATTCAAAATTCTATGACAGCTTACCTACAATAGAAACAAGAATTATTCTGGAAACTGTGAGAGACGATATATTCACAGACGACCTGGCTATTGAATACAACAGATTGTTCTTTGCGAATATAAGGTATGTTCTAGCAGAGCAGAAATACGTTGATTGGGTATTCAAAACTTCCTTTGTAAAGGCACAGCACAATGTAGGCAAGCTAGAACAAAAACTTACGTTCCGTAATGATAACTTGCCTAATTATCAAGAGTACGTAGAAGAAGTTAAACCTTATAAAACAAAGTTGAGAGAATATCTGTCCAGTTATGAAGGACAAGACAACAGCAGATCTGTAGTCACTGATTTTGACCTACCACCAAGATACGTCGAAACAGAAAGTCGTATACGCCCCTTCCAAACCAGACTAGCAGACTCTGTTATAGATATTAGAGATGCAGTTGAACTTGAATACCCTAATCGTTTTTGGCTCGAAAATACAGGATTTGCAGTACAAGATATTCTTATTGCAGATGCGGGAATAGGATACACATCAGCACCTATTATAGAAATCGTAGGCGGCGCGGGCCGCGGAGCATCTGCTATTGCGAGTATAGGTAGAGACGGAATTTTGACTTCGATTACAGTCACTAACACAGGCTCAGGTTACATATCTCCTCCCGAAATAAGAATAAACGGATCAATACAAGAAGGAGGTCAATCAGGAAGAGCTGTCGCGGTTCTGGGAGGCTCTCCTGTGCGTTCAATTACAACAGGAATTAAATTTGATAGAGTAAGCGGTGACTTCGAATTTACTAGCTTGCTTACAGAAGAATCTTTTGTAGGCAGCGGCAATCAAAGAAACTTCGATCTAAAATGGCCAATGGATTTAAGAACACCTCTTGTGTCTGTAATTGTAGACGGTACAGAAGTACTGGGAGGACAATACTCTTATCAAAATAATAGAGACGTGTCCAAAGGTTACGAACGATTCCTTGGAGAAATCATATTTAGAGAAGCTCCTGCAGAAGGCGCACCTATCACAGTGAGATACTCTAAGAACGTTGATATTCTAAATGCACAAGACAGGATAAATCTTTCCTATGAAGCAGGAGAAGGTGCTCTAGGAAAATCACTGGGCCAGCTAATGGACGGCATCGACTACGGCGGCGTAGAAGTAAAAAGTTTTGGATTTGCATCTACCTCAGGCTGGGATGCACAACCTTGGTTCTCGCAAGCCTGGGACGTATTCGATACGAGTTTCGAAGATGAAATCGTAAAGCTGGATGGCAGTACAGTTGCAATAGAATTGTCTAAACCTCTAGAAGATAATGTGTTATACAACATTTATAGAATTCTCAGAGATAATAACGGCAGACTTATTGATAATACAAGATTAGATGATCCAGCATATCCGATAACCTATGATCTTGAAGTAACAAATGTTAACGCAAATGCTTACAGGATCGAAGGATTAGACAGAAATGGTATAGTTTCTGGCAATAATCCCGAGCTTACTTTTAGAGTAGGCGACACTGTAAGATTTACTATCAATGCAGCTGGACATCCGTTTTATATTAAAGATGTGGCAGGTACAACGGATTCAAACGCAATTGATGTTGATAATAACGGAACTGAAAACGGATTTATTACATGGACAATAGATGTAGAACAAACATTTTATTATAATTGCGGAATCCATAGCAGTATGGCCGGTGAAATAGCAATTAATCAACAAGGTTCTATAACTAACTTGGATGCTGTAACGGCGCCTGTGGTAGGTGACGGCTTTACTGATATCTTGTATCTGGACGAATTGAATATAGAGACCAGCTTTGTAGATGAAAGTGTAGCAAGTGTGACAATAATTGTGCGCAAGGTTACAAGTGATGGATCTTTCATTCCGGATCCAGATAGTTATGATACGCAAATTGCAGGCGGCGATCTGGCTTATGAAACGGCACAGGGCATAAAAGCTGAAGACATTAACATAGACGGCGACGGATTTGTTACCGCAAAAAGAGCAAAAGGCCCAGAAGAAATAGTGCCAGGACAGGTGCTTGATACAGTTGATATTCAGGTTTATGAAAGACCAGCCGCTGGCGGCAGCCGAATAGAATCTAGAAATTACATAGGCAACGGAAGCACATTTGTGTATGATATAGGAGTGACTCCGGTAAAATTTGAAAATGTGTTTGTAAAAATAAACAACACATTTGAAGACAATTTCGACATTGACTATGAAACAGACAGAGTGATTCTACACACAGTCCCTCAAGAAGGTGACAGAATTAACATTCTTAACCTAGGTAATGCAGGGCTAGAAATACTGGAAATAGCAGATTTTATAGGCGACGGTGAAACTAGAGAGTTTTTACTGAATGCAAGTTATGAACAAAACCTTGACAGTTTTGTAACTGTGAACGGCACGACTACTGATGTGTCTATTGTAGAATCAGACGATACCTATGAAAATGCTGGCAGAGTGCTAGTAACATTTGAAGAACCCCCGGCACAAGATTCTAATATCAATATTCTTGTTACACTAGGCGGAGATAATTTTGTAAATTACAGTCAAGTGTCTATTGATAGATTTACAGCAGATGGAACGACTACACAGTTTACACTAGATAACAATATCTTTGCACAACCGCCTGCACTTGCTAACACCGTAGTAAGAGTGAACAACATAGTATTAAACGCTGGATACTCAGAAGTTTTTGAAGTCACCGCAGCCAGACGGTATCAGATAAATCTCACACAGGTACCTATCGGAAGCGCAAATTCCAACGAAATAGAAGTATATCTTAATGGAATACAACTGCGATTCCTGCAAGAATGGAGATTTACTGGTTCTGCTCCTGGACAAGGAGATGAAAGTGTTGGTAGTGTAGTAGAACTGGAAAGAGGTATAGGCAAACCGGGCGATGAACTTAAAATTTATGTTATAGGCGATTCAGAATATCGTTTTGGATTCTTTGACGCTGCCGGAGAGTTTGTACCACAGAGAGGAGAAGATTCTACATTTCCTGTATTAAATCTTGACTCTGCTTACTCACCAGGCGACGAGATAGTGGTTTACTCATTTAGTAATCATGACGGCCAGGGTATTGAAAGACAGAGTGTTGATGTGATAGAAAAAACAGAAACCATACCGGGCACTGAAAGATATTATGAATATAGGCAGCTTACTAGAGGTGTAATTGAATTAAGAAAAACTGCGATAGATGCACAATATGTATGGGTTGTGCAAAACGGTGATTTGCTGATGCCTAGCGTAGATTACAGTGTAACCGAAGATGGTAAATTTGTTACTCTTGTGACTCCTCCAAAGGAAAACGACGAAATTGAAGTAATACACTTTGCAAATGATGTTACAAGAGACACATTTGGCTGGAGACAGTTCAAAGATATGTTGAATCGTGTTCATTATAAGCGTCTCAATGAAACAGTGCAATTAGCACAAGATTTGAATTGGTACGACAAAACTATAGAGATTCAAGACAGTTCTTTGTTGCCAGAGCCTGCATTCAATTCACCAAATCCTGGCGTTGTATTCATAGAAGGTGAAAGAATTGAATATTTTGTAAAAGATGGGAATACACTAAAACAGATCAGAAGAGGCACTCTAGGAACTGCTGTGAAAGATGCATATCTAGCAGGTACGTCTGTAATGGAACAGGGTGTCAGCAATGACTTGCCTTACAGGGACGAAGAGCAGCTAGTTACAGTTACAGCCAGCGGCTATTCAGAAGGTTTAAGTGAATACGAAAACAGCTTTGGAGTCTCAATAGACTCTGTGTCGTATGATTTTAACAATAATACTGCATATCCTCTAGGAGGTCAGGTTGCCACTGTTACAGGAACAGGACTTAGATCAAATGCTACTGCATTTGTTGGCGAAACAGAATGTGAAACTTCTTACATAGATGAGAACACAATTCAATTTATTACACCGGCTCTACCTGTAGGATCATATGATCTGATCATAGTAAATCCCGCCATAGAAGAGCCAGAAGAACAACCACGAACCAGTGCTGTAAAACAGGATGCTATAGTTTATGTACAGGTACTCTTGCCATATTCACCTTCTCCTGAAACTGAGATTGTGGATAATCCTGCAGCAGACGGTGATTGGTATAGAGCACCGTTCGAAGAAGGCGGCATTCCTCAAGATTATTGGCAGGCATTGGATATAGAAGTTTTTGTAGCAGGTAAGCGTTTGCGAAAAGCACCCCAGAGTGTGTATGCATTTGAAGCACAAGACTCTCCTGAAGGTGACATAGAAATACAAGCCGAGTTCGCAGTTAACAAAGACATTGGCGCTTATGTAAGATTGTCAGCGCCACCACCTAAAGGTGCTGAGATTGTTATCATAAGAAAAACTCTCACAGAGTGGACAGACCCGGGCACCAGGCTTGCTCAGTCTAACACCGAAGTTGCTAAATTTTTAAGAGACGGTAGCACAGAACTGCCACGATAAATAACACAATAGGAACAGATAATGACAGACGAAATTAGAGATTATAACGGCATATCAGTGCAAGGTCATATAAAAATACATGATCCAGAAACAGAAACTGTAATTGTAGACAAGAGAAATGCAATTCATTACGAAAATATTTCTATATCACTTGCGGAAACTGTTGCCAACGGCGGCGCTGGTTGGATATATGAAATGAGCTTCGGTAATGGCGGAACTTCTGTAGATCCTACAGGAATCATTACCTATCTAACTCCTAATTCTACAGGCACAAATGCAAGTCTATATAATCAAACTTATTCTAAAGTAGTAGACGATAGGTCTGTTAATAATATCGATCCAGCGAGAAATAGAATAGAAACTAGACACGTTTCTGGAACTAACTATACTGATGTATTTGTTACCTGCTTATTAGATTACGGTGAACCTGCAGATCAAGCAGCTTTTGACAACGCAACCGATCAAGCAGGCGCATACATATTTGACGAACTAGGTCTAAGAGCATTTTCTACCTCAGGCGAAGGTAGATTGTTAACACATGTTCTATTTCATCCTGTGCAAAAGAGTTTGAATAGATTGATTCAGATTGATTACACAGTTCGGATACAGTCGCTGTCAGGGTTTAACGAGGTATAATAATGGCATATTCGGTTCCCTTTACAGATACAGCTAACAAAGGATCTATTGTAGTAGAAGATGGCACTCTAAATGAGCAAACCACAATTAAATTGCCTGGCAGAAATTACACTGGATACGGAAATGCAATTGCAGAAAATTTTCTACAGCTATTAGAAAATTTTGCAAATACCCAAGAGCCTGCAAGAGCCATAGAAGGCCAGCTATGGTACGATGCAACTTCAGGCAGTCAACAGCTTAAGGTATATGATGGCACTAGCTGGGTACCTGCTGGCAATGTTAATAAATCTACCTCAGAGCCAGATGTAGCAGCAGCTCAACCAGGAGATTTGTGGGCTGATACGAACAACCAACAGCTTTACATTAACACAGGCGCTGGTTGGATACTGGTAGGACCTAATTTTTCAGATGGCTTATCTACAGGAGCAACTCCTACAAATATTGTTGGCACTGATAATAAGGAATACACAGTTCTACTGATAGAAGTTAGAGCACAACCTGTGGCAATTATTGCAACTAATGATTTTACTCCTAAAACAACAATTCCAGGATTTATCAGAATTAGACCCGGGATTAATTTGTCGTCAAGAGACATAAGTGGCGCAGGAGAAACAAAATTTTTAGGTACATCTGAAAAATCAGAAGCTCTTGTAGTTTCTAATGAAACTGTGCCAGCAAGTGCTTTTCTTAGAGGAGATATTGCTTCTACAACAGAATCACAGTTCAATGTCCGAAACAATAATGGAGTGGCTATTGGGACAGATTCTGCTCTGAGTATAGGCGTAGAAGGTCAGTCAGGATTAATACAAAATAGAGCAGACGGTTCCAGAATTAATTTTAGACTGACAAATCAAGGAGCAACGCAAACAGTAGTTACAATTGACAGTGCAAGGCGTGTCGGCATTAATAACGTAGCTCCTGACGAATCCCTAGACGTTGTGGGCAATATAAGAACAGACAGCAGTGTATTGGTAACTGGCACCGAACAATCAAACTCAATAAATGAAGGTTCAATTACAACCAAAGGCGGAATAGGGATTGCAAAAAATCTAACTGTTGGCGGAAATTCTAGGTTTGCAAATCTTTCTACTTTTTCAAACATTGTACCAGACAGCAACAATACTAGAAATATTGGTATTCCTGAATCAAAGTGGCAAAATGTTTATGCAACTACATTTGTAGGAAATTTAACAGGAAATGTAAACGGCACCGTTTCAGGTACGTCTGGATCTGCAGAAAAACTGAGCACTGCAACAACATTTGAAATGGTAGGAGATGTTACGTCTAACAGCTTACTATTTGATGGACAAGTAGGCAGCCTTACGAAAACATTTGAAACTGAAATAAGTAATTCTTTCATAGGAGATAAAACACAGACTTTTGATTCCAACTCTGACGACGAGCTACTGCTAAACAGAGTATCAGGAACTCCAGGTTTGTACAAAATAACAAGGCGAAACTTGCTAGATGCGGTGCCAACCAATCCGCCCGGAGTAATTTTGCCATACGCAGGACAGACTGCTCCTGCTGGGTGGTTGTTGTGTGACGGTTCTGAATATTCTAGAACAGAATATTCTATTCTTTTTGATGCAATAGGCTACTCGTTCGGCGCCAGAATAAATGTAGAAGAAGGATTTTTTAGAGTACCTGATTTTAGGGGAAGATTGCCACTAGGTGCAGACAACATGGGAGGAGAATCTGCAAACACAGTAACAGCTAGTTATGCAGACGGGGTTGGACAAGTCGGCGGCGCCGAGCGTGTGAACGTTGAAGTACAAAATCTACCAGAACACGAACACGATCTCAAAGGCGATTCCGGCGACCAATACTATGCGATTCGCGACGTTGCTGGAACACCGAACGACATAGAAGCTATCACTTATGATGCTCCCACAGGATTAGGAAACGGCCAAGCTTATCCTAATAGTGGCGGTATTGTATCGCCCGAAGGATCTGGCGAACCTCTACCAGTTATGAATCCAACTGTAACAATAAATTATATAATCTACACAGGCAGGGCAGGATAAAATGAGTTATAGACTGAACAAAACCAACGGTGAACTGGTCCTAGACCTTGCAGACGGCCAAATTGACAATACCAGCACAGATATAACGCTGGTAGGAAGGAATTTTAAGGGATTTGGTGAATTTATAAACGAAAATTTCATCAAAATAGTAGAAAATTTTGCAAACCTCAATCCGCCCGACGCTCCTCTAGAAGGCCAGTTATGGTATGATACAAACCAAGCAAAGCTTAAAGTTTACAACGGCTCAGATTTTAGGCCCGCCGGAGCTCCATTATTAAGTCCAGAACGTCCTTCTCTTACTGGGGGTGATTTATGGATAGACAATAGAAATAGACAACTATACTTTTATGACGGTAATGTAGACAATGAATTGACTCTTGTGGGTCCAATATACAACAATGCTCAAGGAACAACTGGGTTAGAAGTTGTATCGACTGTAGATACAAATGAGCAAGAAAGAACAGTGTTAAAAATGCTTATAGGAGGAAATTTAGAAGCAGTTATTACTGAAGATGAATTTAGATTATCGGGCGCTAACAAAATTACAGGATATCCAGACGATCCAAACGATTCGTTTAATCCACCTAGGCAGTTGTTTGAAACTGGCATAAATCTTGTTGATCCAAATTTTCGCTTTAGAGGTACAGCCGATGCTGCGTCTGCTCTAGTAGACAACCAAGGAAATGAACGTACAATTGCTAACTTCTTGCCCGCAGACGAAAACGGGGAAACTCTTGGAAGCTTGTTTGTAAAAAATGCAAACGGAGTATCCATTGGTGTCAATGATATTAACTATGCTAGTTTTAAACTTCTAGGTACTACAGCTACAATAGAAACTCAACAATCTGACACAGATCTTGTTTTTAGAACAAGAATCGGTAACCAATTCCGTAATTCTCTATATCTTGATGCAGATCCTGCTAGGGTAGGAGTCTTTAATACAGAGCCAGAATATACCCTTGATGTAAATGGAGATTTTAGATCAACCGGTAATGCTATTATAGACGGCGATCTAACGGTAAACGGCGAGGCAACTTATATTAACGTAAACACATTGTCTGTTTTAGATAAAAACATTGAACTGGGCCTTTTAGATGATAGCACAGAAGGCGGAGACAGTGATGTAGACAATGCGGGAATAATTGTAAGATCTTCAGACGGAAGTAAAGACTTTGTTTGGAAAGAAAGCACCAATTCATTCTACACAAATGTTAACATTGACCTTCTACAAGGAAAAGAATATAAAATAAATGGCCAAACTGTTTTAACTACTGATAATTTGCCGACGGTGAAATCTGCAAACAGTCTTTCTAGTATAGGAAAACTAGTAAAACTAGATGTAGACGACATTGAAATAAATGGCAGTACAATATCTTCGAGCACAAGTCTTTCTTTAAACCCGTCGGGCGACATATCTGTTTCCAATAGTGTAATAAAAGACTTGGCTGAACCCAGTAATCCGCAAGACGCAACTAACAAGAACTATGTAGATAACGAAATTAACTCTATTAATGTAGGTTTTGCTTTAGACATTACTGGAAAAAATCAACCTGAACCCGATGATCCTCATGATGACGTAGCAGTGATACTAGAGGAACTCTTCCCCGCGTCCGAAAAGGCAGAAGGCACACTAGCACGTATACATTGCACGTCTTACGACAATCTTACTCTGACAGGTATCGACGTTGCAGGATCAGCAAATAAATCATTTTTATCTGTTTTAACAGATGATAGCAGTGCGGAATCTGTTTTACAAGATATTAGCTTTGATCCTGCGTCAGGGTCTGCTTCACTCCAACCTACAAGGCAACTAATGGAATTTGAAATAGATGGTGAACAATGGATTCACGTATCTACCACCAATTTGTAAGTTAATATCGATAAATACTTATAGAAGGGGTATGAAATAATGGCTTACACTATCAATCGATACGACGGCAGCACACTTACCGTTGTTGAAGACGGTACTATTGATCAAAACACAGATCTAAAATTAGTTGGCAGAAATTATGCCGGTTACGGTGAAATACAGAATGAAAATTTTGTGTTTCTCCTAGAAAATTTTGCAAACATTAACCCTCCCCCGAAACCTGTCAGCGGCCAGTTATGGTTCGACTCTAGCGCATCTAAATTAAAATTCTACGATGGAGGGCAATTTAGATCTACCGGCGGCGCAGAAACAAATACCGACCAGCCGTCAGGACTCACCGAAGGTGATTTTTGGTGGGACACTTTAAACGAACAACTATATGCATTTAACGGCACAGATTTTATACTTATAGGACCGCAGGATGCCGGTGAAGGCATCACGCAGATGCAGAGTCGAACAGTAATAGACACTAATGGTGTAGCCCATTCTGTGATTGTATCGATTCTCAATGACGAAGTCGTTCATATTATATCAAATGAAGAGTTTTTCATACAACAGACTTCAGAAAATGCAATTCCTGGATTTGACATTGTAAAGAAAGGTCTTACACTCATTAACACCGAAAATGCAACCGGCGGTGTTACCAGCACAGATCATATTTTTTGGGGCACTGCATCTAACTCTATGCAATTGGGGGGCGTTGACGCAGATGATTTTGTTAAACAGGGTGATGCTGGTTTTGATTCTGTAGTATCGTTCTCAGATCTTGGTTTCGCAGTAGGTAATTCTAATGATCTCAAGGTTATTATAGAAAACGGCGACGAAGCAGTTATATCAAACGAAGTTGGCAGTGTTATAAAATTTAAAGCAAAGAATGACTCTGGAACTGTAAAAGACACGCTTCGAATACAAGCTAACACAATACTTCCGGGCAAAACAGACGGGGAAAAAGAAACTGTTGCTATTGGCGCAATGGATGATACATTTGAAGATGTTTATGCTGACAATTTTTGGGGAGTGAGCGAACAAGCTAACAGTCTTTTAGTAGGCGGCAACAAACGCTTTGGTGATGTTCAAGCTACTTCAAATTCGGTAGCAGTAAGAGACAGTTCAGGAGATTTGAGAGTAAATCTTCTTAGAGGAACAGCACTAGCTGCTAGATATGCAGATTTAGCAGAAATTTATTCAACAGATCGAGATTATCCTGTAGGAACAGTGCTCAGTATATGTGTTCATGAAAGGCACGAAGCAGAGCAGGCACAGAAGAATGATATTCCGATTGGTGTAGTTTCTCTAAAACCAGCTTACATTATGAATTCAGAAGCAGAAGGACAACCTGTTGCTCTCACAGGAAGGACACCAGTAAGAATTACAGGAGCTGTGCAAAAAGGAGATGCTATTAGTGTAGCAGATAACGGTACAGCAGTAGCAAACGGCTCGGGCGCCAGAGTAGGAATAGCACTAGAATCTAACAACATAATAGACGAAAAACTGGTTGAATGCTTTATCAAAACATAAATAAGTGCGTAGATAATGGATAAAGTGTATGGCAATTAATACTGGCGATCGAATTAATGCAGCAGACTATAATGCCCTTCAGAGTCGAGTTGCACAGGTTTTAGGGACAGGGTCTCAATCTTTCGGATATGGACAGCAAGTAGAAAGCTCACAAGTAAGTGGGCCATCCGAGACCGGGGCAACGGATGCTAGCGATGTTACTGCAGAAGAATTAAATAATCTTCGAAACGACATAGGCAGAATATACACTCATCAAACAGGATTAAGCAATCCTATTGAAGAATTTGTTTCTACCGATGTAATCGGTGCCGACCAAACAGCTAAAGAAGTCACAGTAGACGACGATAATAATTATTCTTATACTGATGTAGATGCATCAAAAGGATTTAACAATCTAGCTGAAATAGTAGAAGATTTAGAATCAGAAGTAAATCGTTTTAAAATTAATCCTAATCAACAAGGAATAGCATTTCTCTCGTCCGATAGACGCACTCTTA